CTTGTGTAGGCGATTTCTTATCCCAGTTTACTCTGGGCAGAATCTAAGTTCTGTTCGTATCTCCACGTTAAATGGGAGGAAAACCGAAGTTTGTTAGGTCATACGCCTAACAAATAAGGACTATATCGTCCCAGATGTGTGACACCAGCCGCTAACACTTTGCCAGCATGGTAAGCTTGCGCTGCAAAGTTAGCAATGCGTGGACCATTGGCTATAATTTTGTCCATGGTGTTCATAACACTATCTATGAGATCTGGTGACTGTTGGTCCTCCAAGAAGGCTGCAGGTTGGATAGCGTTAACCTGTGAGACGACGTTCATCGCATCGGTATTGTAAGGACAGGGCATACCTTCGCCAATGAATGCGGCCCCCATTTGTGGTATAGCTTCAACGTGACAAATGTATTCAACGTTGATCACATTGGTTGACGCCACAGCTCCTGCGATATATACCATGATTAGCGGCCAACCCGAACTCCCGAGGTACATGGTGCTTGTAACTGAAGGATATGCTTCATCGCGGAAAATACAAATCGCTGAATCTTGTATTTTCGCAGAAACATAAAGTGGATTGTTGGCTAACTCTGCCAGAGCTACCTTGACAACTGCACGACTGGACTCCACTCCTTGCTCAGTGGTTGGTACAGTTCCGTAAATACCATTGTTCACATCATATGGCATTTGACTGACATATATGTGACCCTGTGCCGTTCCGATTGATTGTTCTGCCGTTATTTTGATGCCCCAGGCAACGGGCCTGAACAAATCGAAAAATCCAGTAGCAGTAGACCAGTTGGGCATAGAGTTGACAACCGGTGATGCCCAAGATAGAGTACCACCAGTGTAACCCCCTGCTCCAAGTGACCACACACCACTATTGACCAAAGGATAAAAGGCTTGTCCCAAGTAGCCCCCGGATGATGAAGCTAACGTAACACTGGCTTTAAAATCCAAAGAAACTGTGGGTAGGGAGTTGAAGTCTGGTATTTTCCCTCCCTTGGCCTTTTCCCCGAATGGGTTTAGTAGTGCGGCCACAAAGGCAGACTCTGCCGTTGTAATTGTCCCAGCAGCAGCTTTTCTCCTCTGTTTCTTCTTGTTCTTGCGTTTTGGTGTCCTGATTGACACCTGTTGAGTATTGATATTGATTTTCTTTGTAGGGATACTGTTTATTTATAAAGGCCGCATGAGTGTATCGACCATGCGCCATTCCCACGTTTGAGCTGTCTTTTGGTTTTCACGCCCCGGGCACTGCTCAGTAGAAGACTGCTCCCACAGCTCCTCCCTCTATTGACAAACATGACGTCTGCGAATGGTTACGTGGTATAGCATTCTACACCGATAAACATGTTCGTCTCAAGTGATTGGTTACTGCTAGACCTATTGACACACGATACCTACAAACACCGAAATTGCAAAGTTGCCTGCGATGTGGTATGCCAAGTATCTAGACTTGCAAGGGTCACTACTCCCCTCATCTCCAATTCACTGTCTCAGCCATACATATTACAATGTAACCTGTAGTTGAGTGAACTGGTTCCACACAGTTTAACGACATAAGGGAATTGGTCACAATTTAATGGTCCTTACAGACCAGCGCATTTTAAGTCAGCACCCAAGACCCCCTGTTTTACTGGTGGTAATCCAAACGTCCTTGACGAAGCACCCACACATGGTAATCTTATTGCATGGGATGTAGGCCAACATGCAATTGCACACCATTGATTAGCCAACAACGAGTGCCGCCTCACTAAGCCGACATTCATTGTAGCCATTGTTACAACCATCCACTCTCAATAATTTATCGAAGATAGGATGTTGGTAAGCCCGGTGTGGGATAGTCCAGTCGATACTACTGCACAGTTCATTAATTTCAGAAGGCAAGATGTCGTAAATGCGCGCCCAGCACGCATTTACGGTGTCTTGGTCAACTGTCAAGGCTTCATCCAATGAGACCTGCCACTCTGGAGTGGGGTGTTGGTTTGCACTTGTGTTGAACTGTTTTAAAATCTCACTTAAACCAGGTAACCAATTGAAGTTTTTGTAACCCGTTGCAACGACCCGCATGTGATCTTCAATGGTGGTATCAGGTGGTAACTCTCTATGTGTAACAAAGCTCTTACTCAAGACCCGTCCCAACTTCGGAACCAACACCCTTTGACCAGGTGTGACCTCGAGGGCCCACATAGAGCAGTAATCGATTTTGTCATAATCATCTGGGCCTACTTCTTTCACGTCTAAGATATGACCCATTAAATGGCTAACTCTAATCATGACATTCATATCGATTTGTTTGTTAAAGAATGGGATATTGTCATCACCTAACTGGACTATCACCATTCTGATTGTAGGATCGGTTTTCTTCAACTCAGCTTCTATTCTATCTGCTATTAAGAAGCCACGCAAGGTATTTCCAAAAGAGGTACTAATGATACCAGAATCTACTTTCCCTTTTATTTCGTACCGGTGTCCAGTCAACGTACGCCCTTTCCGCTTGTTAACTTTCATCCACAGTTTAGTGTAATCCTCACCCAGATAATGATGGTAAATCTCACCCTCTGCAGATATACCCTCCTCTTCAGTATGACCATCATACCTAGAGAAATCACCCGGATAGGCCCACCAACCCAATCTTTCAAAATGTGATACTATATCACCAATCTCCAACGCACTCATTCCTCCTGTGTAAATAAATTTCTGTTTCCACAATGCTGCTCCACGCCACAATTTCTGGACGCATTGTTTCTGCCAGCGATGGTAAAGTGGTCCAGTCATCATAAGGAAAGCGTCATATTTACCAGATATGCATCGTGGGGACCTCTTCTCCCACTCTTTCCCTAACAACCATTCTACTTTGACAAACATCTTTGTTGCCTCATTAATGAGGTCGACGTCACAGCCAAAGTCGAGTAGTTGTTGATATGCCTTATAGAGCACTGCCCTGCGACCAAACGGCAAGCGCTCCAAGAAGTCATAGACTTCATTTCCATCCCATACAGGGTGTGGTAACACATCTTGTTTCAGGAAGGACTTCACTGCTTCTTTCCAGTATTGTTCACTGGTAGCCTTCCCATCAAGATAATCTGCTGGCAACATTTGTCTCTCCAGTAGTGCGGCTTTCTCATTGTGGCTGCAACTACGTGGTATCCAAATATGGTTTGCATTGATGGTGAATCCAACTTCATAAGCTTTCTCCACACAACGTGGTGTGCTTGTTTCCTTGAATCTCTCATCAAACTTATACTCCCTCTCACCAACACAAAAATCCTTGATGCGTTCAACCTTGTATGACTCCACTCCGTGCTTTAGCCTGGAATAAAATGAACCGAACACATCTTCTGAACTCTTGCTTTCCCATGGCTTAAATCCCCATTTATCAGCAAGATGGTCAGACTTGTTCAACAATTTAACGCGTTCAAACCAACCCTTCACCATACCCCATCCGCTCTTGTCTTGATATGTCTTTTCCCATAAAAGATCATCATGTGCCCACTGTCGCTGTATGATGGCCTCTTCTGGTACATAGACAACATCGACATCACTCGCGATTTCGCGGATGAGTTGCTCAAACCAAAATGATGAATATTGTTTGTTTGACCCGGTTATTTTAATCCAGTGCTCAGCATTGGACAGCACCCCCTGAATGGTCTTCTCATTGGGTCCTGCCCTCATCAGAGCAAATCTTATCCTGTCAACTAACTCGGACACATTGTCAGCCATACCGAGTTTGTGTAGCTTTATTAATATCGGATACTTATTAAATAAAGCCTTACAATTTAAATCCAACTGGGGTTCCTCGAACTCAGGTGATCTCAAGAGTTCATTGATATCTTTAAGGACAATAGTTGGTGTGACAGGTTCGTGAGATTTTGACTCCTTGAGTTCTTGTAGTGTTTCCTCAAGGCGAGCCTTCAAAGCGTCATTTTCCCCTGACACTTTTTCCAGCTCTTTCACCACGGACTGAAGTTGTGCATTTTGTTTTTTCTGAGCTCTAGATGTGTAATGGCTACGCCTCGCTCGTTCATCCTCCGGTAATTGATTTTTATTTTTGTTTTTATTGTTCTTACCTTTGGAAGCGTCCACGGGCTCCGCCTGATTACTCTTAAGCTCATTATTGTTCATATTCATTAATCCAGCCCTGATTCCCCGGTGCACGGTAGTCCGATTATCGCTCAGTCGCACGGTTTGGCACATGTTCAAACTCCCCGTAATGTGTGTACGCGGAACACCCAAGATTGTCCTATCCTGGTAGGTCCATAAAGGAGGTTTCCCTTACACAACCACTGGTTGCACGGTTTCCTATACCGTTGTCCTTTAAAGGCTCGTTGAGCCAGTATTGGATTGTAAACCGAGTAACAGTGAGG